TTGTCATTGCCATATGGCAAATCAAAATACTCTGCTTGTTTTTGTGTGTAAAATGCCATAGCGTCTGCGAACAGACCATAGCGTTGTTCATACCAATGCACACAAAAAGGTTTGAGATTGGGGTCTTTTACAGCATATATTAAAGCTGCTGTTGACTCAATCCCTGCTGACAAAGGCATATATGTATTGCAATCAGGGTGTTTTGCAATCGCCTCAGTAATTTCTGCGGACGACTTCAATATGGCGTTTTCCGTTTTAGATACGTGTACTTGTAAAGGTTCTTTACTCATTTCTGTAAATCCAAGAGTACATTCGCTGTTGCCTTGTCACGAAGTTGTACCATTTGTTTCAACGGTTTAAATTTACCATTACAGACTACTTCGGTCATAATATAGTTTTGAGGCATAACTAAGTTAATTAAAACTAGCGCTGCCTCATAGGGGTCTATAAAATATTCCCCATCTTCTACTCCGTCCAGTATTTTACTATTTGTCCAACCCATACTAACATTGTGTAAACGGCACTTGTTTTTGTACGGATAGTCTGTGGCTTTTGCAATACAGTAGTCTCTCAACTCAGCTTTATCCTTCTCATAAATACTAGCTCCAATACTATAATAGCATGTTGCGGAGCCTGTGTTGATAACTACTTTTTCTCTATCTGCCCATTGTGTATGTAGAATTTTTAGAATTTTATTTTGTGCTCGAGGAAACCAGGCGTGATTAAATACTACATCTGGGTCGTCTCGTAAGATAGCGTTGATGATTTTGTCACCATCGCCCTCTTTAAGGTCGAAACCATTTGACCTAGAATAGCCTTTAACCAAAGCTCCATGAAACTGACAATATTCGTAAATTTCTTTACCAATCCCGCTTGTGTGACCTGTAACTGCCACCTTTTTACCTTTTAACATTTCCATTAAATCTCTCTTAAAATCCAATTGATGATACGCTGATAAACATTGTACCAAAGACGAAAATTGCTAATAGAAACATTGCCACATCATCAACATGATAATCGTGCCTATTAACTCTTATTCCCCTGTACAAACAATCAGCTGTTTGTTTTATATATTTCATTTTTAATAATACTTTTCCCACTTATCAAAACTATAGTCTGCACCTATTTCAAAGTCACAGCCTACAGGACAGTTAGGAATTGAAAAACCTCGGTCTTTCTGAACGAAGGTTTTCAGGTTGCTACAATAGACCTCCATCTCATCTTCAGGCACTTCTGCAAGAATTGAATCGTGCACTAGCCCAAATATCTTGGAGTTCATTCCGTTTCTATTGATGTATTTTTGCATGTCTATCGCACCCAATAGGTTTATGTCCGATGCGACGGACTGTACAAGAAAGTTAATTCCAGACCTTACTTCGTGAGACGCAATACCTTTATCCTTACTCTTGGCATTGGGAAGCCTACGCTTCCTTCCGAACTCTGAATAAATGAAAGCATTGGACTTAATAAAAGCCCCACATTCATCTAACCATTTTTTCAGATTGGGGAATGATTGGAAATAATCTGCAATAACTCTACTTGCATCATGCATTGAGAACTCTGAGCCAGAGTCCTTCGTAACCTGCCATGAAATCTTAGCTGGGCCAGCACCGTACATTATACCAAATGTAACAGCTTTCGCCTGTTGACGTTTAGCCGTGTATAATTCATCGACTTGTTCAACATCGCATGGTAGTTTAAAGACTTGCTTTGCGATAGTCGAGTGGAAGTTGCCGCCACTCTTGAATACCTCTTGCAGTCCTACGTCTTTCGCCAAAACAGCGGCAACATACACTTCTGCCGTTGTTAAGTCCATAGAGACGATTTTATGTCCTTCTCTTGCTTTAATACAACCTTTTACTGTCGGGTTATCCCTAGGTAGCTGTTGCATATTCAATTTACCACTAGAGGAAAGACGACCTGAAGTAGTACCGTGTAAATTAAACCCAGTACGCAATCTAGAATCTCTATCAAGATTTGGTATAATTTTATCAAGATATGTATTCTTAATTTTATTCTTTTGTCTTATCTCTAGGATATGTTTAGGCACAGGGTGTTCTTCTGCAAGTTGTCCTAAGACTTCTGCATCAGTACTATGGGCACCTGTACCCGTTTTCTTACCCGTTGGGGTTAGATTGATATAATCAAACATGAGAGAACGAAGTTGAACTGTGGAGTTAGGGTTAAAATCTTTACCCTGTGCTTTCTCAAACTGTCTCACTTCAGGAAATTCGTATAATTCTGCAACTGCTTTCGTTATATCTTCCTGCATTACACCCTGAGCAAACTCAAGTCGCTCACGGTCGAAAGGCACTCCATTGTTCTCTACTTGTCTTAAGAAGTCACAGCCTTCAAGTAGAATATTCTCATAGACCCATAAGAGTCTCTTGTTCTTCTCGATTGCTGGCCTCATCTTCTGATATAATGCAAATGTGACTACTGCGTCCATAGCTGCATAGTCTTTCATTACATCAAAAGGAATCAGGTCATAACTAAAGGCTTCCTTTAGTATGCCATGTTTACGCCTGTACTCTGCACCCCAATCCTCTAACGGTTTCTCATAATCCCCGAAAGGAGTATGTTTCATTGCTAGGGTTTTGAGTCCATGTGTACCAGGGTTTTCATCAAACATATAATGCATAAGCATTGTATCTTCGAAGTTTGGAAACTCGAAATTAAAATGGTAAATAAACCATTGTAAGTCGAACTTCGCATTGTGAAATACTACTGTCTTTTTGGTGAACAGTTCCTGCATTTTTGCTTCGACATCTTCATCAATTACATCAGCGTCACAATATATACCGTGATCAGGCTCATAAGACATAGAAAATCCAAGCATATAACCGTCCCTACAATATAAGGCACTAGTTTCTGAGTCGAGTGCGATGTACGGTAGCGGGTGGTCGATTGCCTTCTGTAAAAAGGCCATAGCCGTTTCTTTATCTTGTATGCCATAACATTTATCCTCTGATAGTTTTTCTATCTTTAGTTCTCCACTAACATAGCCTGCAATACTTTCTATTGCTTCTTCAAAGGCTTTCTTAGCTTCAGGTTTAAACTTAATAATAGCAGGATTCATGAGAGCTAAAAACTTCTCATCAATAATCTTGCCGTTGTACTCTGTTACAGATGTTTTTCTAGTGTATTGTTTAAATGCTTCAGCACCTACTAAAATTACCCATTCGTAATTATCAATATCTAACTCTAGGTCTACATCTTTCTTTAGAACTTTCTTGACAGAACTATCAGAACATAATGCAAAACGGTCAAATTCAAACTCGAAATATTTATCGAAGTTTGTACTTGTAGGCTTTGTTTCTATAAGTGCTATTTGAGCCATTCTAATAATTCTCCATAAGTTAATGTTTTAAATAAGTGAGAATCCAAGTGATACTTAAAAGTCTGTTTGTTTAAATGAAACTGACCTTCACCTGTATTCCCTCTGTGTTGTTTGTTAGAGTATTTCATATCAGTACCAATATCTTTGGCTAAACACCTAAAGATTAGTACCATATCCTTAAAGAATACTCCATAAAAAAGAACATCAAATTCTTCTTTTTTGACTTGTTGGATATTACAATCCCAGTCGTAATCTCTCCACTCATGATACATTATATCACGGTTGGCTTCGCATTGTAAAGCTTTAAACAGATTACTGTCCGTTATCTTTAGTTCTGCTTTCTTTTGTACTCTCGAAAATTTACACTCTATTCGACTACCATCAAATTTATCAAATAAATCGAATGATAACTGATCGCTGTTATCTGCTTGTATAATCTTCTTAATCATAATCTCGGCAACTGTGCCGAATCTACGAGTATGCAATCCGAAGATTGCTTGTTGAAGTTGAGTGCTATCCATATAATCGAGTCTTTATCTTTTTAATTTGGTCAGGAGTCAACCCACCTGGGTCTTGTCCATCACGTAATGTTATCTTTTGTACTGACAGTTCCATTTTTTCTGCCAATGTTTTAATTTGTTCTGTTGCTTTCTGACCTGCTTCGTCGCCATCAAACATAATATCTATTCCCTGTACTCCTTGTAATTTGAGTAGAGATAGCTTGAACCAGTCCATTTGTTGTGTTCCGAAACAGCAAACTGTGTTAGTCAAGCCATTGTCCCAAAGATTGAGACAATCAAAAATTCCTTCAACCAATATCACTCTGTTTTGTATTGGTTTTACTTTAGCTGGTGTGAATGGCATCTTTACCCCGCTTGGGTAAATGTAATACTTCTCTGCTCCTGTGCCTCCAACTATAAGTCTCCCTAAGAGTGCAATGTTTTTACCAGTTACGTCGCGAATGGGGAAGATGATCCGCCCTTCAAACTTTGGAACATTCCAAGTGAAGGCTTGCCATATCTTGAGAGTTTTCTCAGAGATATTACGATACGGACCACCTTTCCATTCTATGCGGTCTTCTGGGAGTTGAATACCTACGGTCTGCGATCTGGTTTTTGCAATCTTTTCTTTAATTCTGTGTAGTTTTACTTCTAGTGGACTCTCTGGTGCACCGAAGTGTGTAAATAAGTTACCTTTGAACCCACATGAAAAACAGTGCATCATGCCTGTTACTTTGTCTACTCTGAGACTTGGGTTCGTGTCATCATGCTCAGGATTTAGGCATGATATAATAGCGTCCTGTCCTTTGACAGTAAATGGTATTTGCTTTTCGTTTAATAAATCTGTTGCTATCATTTTATATATCTATATTATACAGGAATTTTAACCTTGTGTCAAGTATTATTTTTTTCTTCCATTGATTTAATTCTTTCAATTCCAAGTGTAGATTTGTGTTTCCAGTCTAATTCGTCTCCTAACTTTTCAAAATCTGTCATTGGAACACCACTTGGGTCTAACTCATCTTCGTAATATCTGGACTTCCATACTAATTCCAGCATTTGAAAATAAACTGCGACCGCTTTATCTCTAAAGTTTTTCTCACCCCATAAATACCATAGTAGCCAATACTCTTCATCTATGCGACAAACTCTTACTTCCTGTTCTAGAATCATATCCATTCGGTCAGTTCTAGTTTCTACTGCCATTTCTGCAACTGCTCTCAGTCTCTGACTCCCAGCTATTGGGTACCAGTTTGGCATAACTAAGAAAGGTGCTTTAATTCCGTGTTCAAACACAGACTTATAAAGAGGTTTATTCAATGGCACCTTCTTTATATTTTCTTTAACTTTAGGTTGCTGTAATAGCCACCTTAGTTTTTTAACATACCAAGTATGCGGCGGTAATGGTATCAGCTCGGACGTATCTCTGCTGATTCTGTCATTTGCCATTAGACTTCTACTTCCGCAAGGTATTGTTTTATTACTTGTATTTCTTCTTCATACATAAACCAATTAGATGCAGAGTTGGTATTTGCTTGCATTGCTTCTAACAAAATTAGCCTATCCAGTTTATTAGCAACTGACTCTTTTGGGTAATATCCCAACTTTTCTTTCTTTCTGTGCTTCTCTTGTCTTCGATAGTCTTTTTTAGACTTATGCGCACCAGCACCACTCATATTTCTACTTGCTTTGGCTACTGGATTTACTTTTTTAATTTTCATAAATTACTCCATTCAATATCATCAGGGTCTGGCATCATATCCCAGTCCTCTACGAACTTCAGTAAGATACGACCCTCATGTATCTTTACTTTAAAAGTTTTACCTTCGTACATACTCATACTTTCTAGGGTAAGTTCTTTGTCAAACAGTATATCACCGTTTTCTAACTTATCCCAAGTATAGTCTACAAAAGTTACTTTATTTGGTTTGTCCACCGACACTTCTCCTTTTTATGTCATTGTGATTAAACTCTGCCCAATACAATTCAAAAGCTACTCCACTCTCGAGTCCTACAAATTGATGCATTACTCCTGGCTTAACTTGTGTAAAGTCGCCTGGGCCTAATATTGTTTCATCTACTAGGTCGTAGTCGTTTTGCCAGACTCTTATCATCATCTTGCCACTTTCTACAAAAAACCCATTCCATTTAAACTCGTGTAGATGTTCCGAGCACTCCATACCTTTTTTATATTCTACTCTATGGAACTCTAAAACTCCATTAGCATGGACTAACTCTGTGTTACCCCAAATTTTACCTGCTTTCACTATATTCTCCTAAAATGTAACTTGTCCCACTTACTGTAAGAAAAGTCGTGAAAATGATGAAGAAAAGCCTGATATATTCCTGCTATGTTTTCAAAATCATACTCAGCAGTTGGCTTTCCAATATTATAAAAGTGTGCACCGTTTACTCTACAGCTAAATCCCTGTGTCTTTTGTAATTCTGCCCACTTTTTTCTTCTTTCGTCTGTATCATGTGCACGATTGCCTAAATAAGTATCAGAAGTTAGTGCTTCATGATACTGGTCTTCGCCTCCTACATTACTTCTATGTAGTGTCTGCCATGTTACAAGTCTATTACCATTTGTGTCTCGAACCAATGGTTGAATATTATTAAAAATACCACTATACTCTTTTCTACTACGGCAGTTAGGGTCTCTAACCCAACCCACCATGCGTACTTCTGGTAGTAACATTTTTAATATTATCCTATTTTGTCCTGGGTGTATGGTAAACTCCCCTTTCTCTTTATCTGCCCATATTATTACTGGGTCTTGAAACCCCATTTGACCGTTTTTGTGTCGTTCTAGAACTGAATCACAGAAGACATATGCGCGTAAGTAAATTCTGTTACGATTGTGTCTAAGCCATGCTTCGGCGCCGCGTGGTGCCAACCAATCTGGGCGAAAATGCTCATAAAATCGCGAATCTATGTCGCAAGCAAATAAAGCAAATTCATATGGTTTGAAGCCCCCACTATAAATCATTGTAATCTTCTCCTGTATTCATCTGTTCTTTTAAATCAGCTCTTTCATCAGGATCCATTGCAGACTGTGGTCCAATCTTTAGTGTTTCCCAATCAATTTCTGATATAAAGGATTTCATCTCACCGCTACGCATCTTATTACACTTAAACTTGATGGCATTTTCTTCTTTACCCCAATGTTCTAGTGTATAAGAGGCATCTACAGCGTCTTCGATACCTTTTGAGAATCTTACTTCTCCTTTCGGGTTAGTCTGGAAGGCAGATATGACTAAAACTTCTTGGTCTTGGGCTAATGCCTTTAAACCTTTGGATATTTCAATCTGTTCTGTCCATTCATACTGACCTGAGCGACTAGGAGCATTGTGACGACGTACTTGGTTCAGATAATCTACGATTACCATACCCAAATCAGGATATTCTATTTTCTTCTGCCTAACTGTACTAATAATTTTAGCAAGTGTAAGTGAAGGGTCATAGAATACATCTAACTGAGCCTCCTTCTTTAGTTCACACTTACGAGAAAGTTGATAATGGAATTTATCGAAATCTTCAGCTACATTGTAGTCTGCTAGGATTTCGTTTCCACCATCAAAACGGTCTGCCCACCATTCGCCAATACGATTCCACTCTTTTTCATAGAGGTTTCGTTTAATTAAGCGTCCTAGTGGTATTCCTGTGGACATAGCAGCCATTCTTTGCAGAATTGGTCGCTGATCCATCTCGATAGTGAAGTAAAGCACGGAACGTCCCATTTGCTGGGCATTGACAGCCATATTACAACAAGTAAATGACTTTCCGTGACCTCGTTGCGCCCCCACAATGACCAAGTCTTTGGGAGAGAAATTATAGCTTATATCATAATCTTGGTTAAGACCAAGGGGTAGATACTTAGCTAAATCTTCTTCAGAATCGAATAACTCTACTGAATCCATTGTATCGGAATCATCAGCAGTATTTACTCTATCCTGAACTTGTACGACCATCTCTTGCAGATAGTCGATATTCTCCTTAGCATCAGCTACGGAGATTGTTTCATCAATATAGTGTTCTATTTTTTGTAATATCTCATTCTGAGTGAATGAGTCTTTGAGATACTCTAACAGTTCATAAGCTGGTACATCTGTTTCTACAGACTCTATCGCAAAAATTTTCTCTTGAAGTTCTCTAGACCTAATCTCGTATTTAAGGTCTTCAAATGTGGGTAAAGCATGAAACTTGTGGACGTGCTTGTCCACTACCTTCCATATCTTTTGATACTCGCCTTCAGGTAAATAATGTTGCTGCAAGCGACCCCAAGTGTCGAAATCTCCTTGCGATAAAAGCTGTTTTAATAATGCACTCTCTACTGTCATCGTCTCTCCCAAGAAAAAGTAGGGGCGTTTCCACCCCTACCATCTTGACAAATAGAAAGTTCTTATTGAACTCTTTCTTTTCTAGCTGAACCGTCGTAGTCAGCGCAAACTAAACCACGTCTTGTAAGCATGGTTTTAACACCTCTTACAGTTTTTCCGATTTCATCAGCGATAGACTCTACAGTCATATCATCAATGTCTAAGTCCGCTAGAGGGTCAGCTTTGCCTGAACCTTTAGTTTCTTTCTGCTTAGGGATAGCGTTAATTTCGCCAGCTCTTAGCAATGAAAGTGCTTTACCTCTGATAGAGTTTACACTCTTTCCTAGGTTATCAGCAATTTCTTCAATGAAAGCACCGTCGTTTACCATTGAAACGAAAGTTCCTTCTTCAGCTTCAGAATAAGTCTTAACTGACTCAACTTTAGGAGCAGGTTTAACATGCTCTGTTAGTTGCATTGAAAGGATTTTGCCTTGAATTGATTTAGCAGAAAAGTTTCCGCCTTCAAAATTTGAGGCAATCTCAGCATAAGTGTACTGACCTGAGTTGTCAGTTACAAAAGCTGATAAAGTAGCTTCTTGAGCGTCACTAAAAGATTTAGTGTTGCTAGATGAAGCAAGTTCTACATCGTAGCCCATTTTTCTTAGCTTTGAACTTACGCTTCTTACAGAAGTTTCTAGTTCATCTGCAGCGTTAGCTACAGTAGCTTGGGAAACAGGGCTTTCAGAGCCTACAAAGCTCTCGAGAGATGATGTTCTCTCATCTGTCCATTTTGGTAATGCCATTTTATTATTCTCCAATTAGTTCTAAAATGTTGGTTATTATAATGACTCCTCTGTCACGAGCAGTCTGTGTTTTGGCTGACTCAATTCCTGACTCATTGATTAAATGAGTACACTCCTTTGTCAGACTATTTTTTACGGCAAAGCCGTGTTGTTCCAGAGCTTCAGCAGCACGAGCCTTAGTAGGATATGAATTGAGTCTACCTGAAATACAGACTGTCCCGATAGTTTCCCTCTTAACTGTTTTCGTTGCTGAAAAGCTAAAGGGCAGGTTTATGTCGTATTCGTTAGGGTAAAATTCTTCTTCTAACCATGTTAAAAGGTTTGCTGTGGCTTTCGGGCCAATACCCGCTTCAGTACAACTTTTCTCTGAAATTTCTTCGAGTGTAGAAATTTTCTCGCATAATTTTTGAGAAGCTGACCGACCGAAAAGTGGAATGGAGAACGATGGCAACAATGTCTGCAAATCAACTGATTTTGACTTCTCAATCTCAGTTGCTAACTTTGATGCCATTTTCTCCGAGCCTAGTCTGTTGGATATATCCTGCACAGTAAGCTCATACAACTCTGGATAATCGTCAAGTTCCAACTTACCAATGGTAGCTGGACCGAGACCTTTTATTTTGAGAGATTTACCGAAGTGTTCGAGCTTCTTTCCCCATTGTGCTGGACACATCTTATTGAAACAATAAAGTAAGTCATTAACAAACTCTACTGTTCCTTGACAAGAAGGGCAAGCAGTTGGTGGTAAAATTTGGCTCAATTCGATTCTCTCTCTTTTTTATTTATATTGTATATTATAGAGGAAATTTGACCTCTTGTCAAGAACTATTTTTTGATTCCTGACTTTCTTCAACGAGTTCAAAATTTTCCTCATCTTCGTAGACATAGGTGTCGGGGTGGTAATTACGTTTCAAATTCCACTCGAACCACCATGTTTTAATTCGTTGGATAAATTTATTTAAGAAATTCATTTTTCTTTATATCTCCTATTATTCGCTCTGCCATCAATTGGTGAGCCTTTTCTAGTGGGTGGTCTTTCACGCCGATAGGGCAGTTATTGTTTTTTGCTATGTCATAGAACCCTTCTGATTCTAGCCATGGCAATTCTTGAACTGCTGTTGCTCTATCGATGTCTAATGACTCCCACCAATTATTTGTATTCTCATAAACAGGCAAATCTAGTAAATGTAGTAGAGGTTTATATTGTCCACTACTGAATAGGTAATGTAGTTGGGGTATGCCTTTTGCTTTCAGCATATATTTTACCGCCATCATATTTCCTAGAGTTAATCGCAAGTTATAGTGTGAGTTTCTAATCCTCATCATATAACCACGATAAAATTCTTCTTCACCAGGTTCATACTGTCTATCTATATACAGGTGACTATTGTAAGTTGCTTTATAATTCTCTTTTTGTAACTTGTGTTCTCCCCATGCAGCCACTACCCAACTCCAGTCTTTTGTAATCTGGGATAGTCTTAAATTTTCTAGTCTGTTGATACCCGACCACATACATACTACAAGGTCTGGCCAACCGTCTTTTTCATATTGTTTGTTAACTTGAAATGTTTGTTGATATTTTCCTACCATGTCTTTTGGTTCAAACCATTGCTGTGCATCTTGTTCCCATGCTCCTGGCTTTAACTGATTAGGATTTACACCCTCTTTAAACTTCTTAGTTGAATAGTTATGTTTTTTTACTCCTACATTTGCTAATGTAGTACTCCAATATCTTTTTCTGCCAATGATTGCGTTCTGTACTGTTCTTTGTATGTAATCATTACCTCCACCAATCTTGCCTTCATTCCACTCTAAGTGTCCCATTTCTTTAGACACTAAGTTACTAAATCTTGTCTTTTTCTTATCTTGTAGTTCCATTCCATTTGTGAAACTACAGCCTGCAAATAAAATTGTCAAAATATTTTTACTCCATACTTCTTATTGAAGTCTATTGCGTCCTGCCAGTTATCTACTATTGGTTGTCCTTTTATATTCAGACTGGTGTTCAATAACATTGGAACTCCTGTTCTTTCGTAGTATTCTTCAAGTATAGGTCTAAGTATCGTTTTACAACTAGGAGTAACGAGCTGTACTCTCGCACTATTATCTACATGAGTTACAGACTTGTAATCATGTTTTGCTTGAGAAGTGTACTGCATATACTTATTCATTGGCCCGTCGAAGTATTCATCAGCATACTCCGATAGAATCGCGGGAGCGAAGGGTCTAAACTGTTGACGTCTTTTAATTTTGTTGACTGTACGTTTGATGTCGTACCTAACATCACCAAGTAAACTCCTGTTACCAAGAGCACGAGGCCCAAATTCTGCTTTTCCATTTGCTATTCCTACTACTTTGTCTTTTAATAATTGTGTTACTACTATCTTAGGGTTGACAAAGTGTTCTATGTTTGTCCCAAGATAGGGTGTGTATTCTACTTTCTTTCTAGTGTATGCTAGCGCAGCTCCTAGACTGCTACCTGCATCGCCTGGATTTGGGTAAATCCAAATGTTATCTCCAAAATACTCAGGAAGTATTTTACTATTTGCTACACAGTTGAGTGCGACCCCACCTGCATAACATAAATTCTTACCCCAATTTGACGCAAGACCCATAATCTTTCCGATTTCTAACTCAACGTGAGCTTGGGCACTTGCGGCTATATCTTCTGGTCTATGACCTTTAAAATCTTGTAATGAGAATCCTTTATGCCAATTTGCCCACTCATTGAAGCAATACTGCATATCTACACATACATCTCCGTATGCCGCCATTCCCATAGTTATATATTCATCTTCATTTGGCTTCAAGCCGATACGCTTGGTGATTGCTGAGTAGAACAAGCCTATGCTTTGTGGATAAATTTTTTCAAAAACTTTTTTCAATTTTCCGTTCTCGACTATCCAAATACTGCTAGTACTCCATTCTCCAATCGCATCAATCACGACACAAACCACATCATCATCAAAAGGCGATGTGTAGTACGCTCCTGCTGCGTGGCTTTCGTGATGATATGTATGGTAATCACATTCATCAAAAATTTTTGTTGAAACAGGGAGTTGTGAAAACTTTGCACGTCTCTCGTTCTTTAGCGGTACATTTTCATAGAAAACCGATACATCTGCGTCTGCATTTCTTAAATGGAGTGGGTTGATTCTGTCGTTCTTTTTTCTACTAAAACGCTCTGCGTGCTTAGCCCAGAGAACCTCATTCCCTTTAACTAATGATACTGAGGCGTCATGAAACCCCTCTGCTATACCTTTTACTATCACGCTCCTCTTTCTCCTTTTCTCCAAATTGTATAGTTATACTTTGTACCCGAGGTAACTTTCCTACCTCTGTGCATTTGCCCTGAAGGAAAGAATATTGCTGCGCCTGTTTTAGCTTTCCAATAACCTATTCCTTCTAATTCAAATTCTCCTCCTTCAAAGGATTCATTCAAAAAGACACTAGCACTTAATCTATTTGCTGGTGTTCTTTTGAATAAATCTTTAACTGATTCATCTTCGTCTCTGTGCCAATCTAATTCGTAACCCTCGTAATACCTATTACAAAAGTGGGAGTACGTATCTATTAGATTAAATCTATAAGTCATACTATTAAACTTAAAGAAAGCCTCGTCAAATTTAGACTGCCACGAAACATCGGGCACGCCAATGTCTCGTAATTGTACTCCTGTTTTCCAACCATTGTATGTACCCGCTGGGACGTTAGATAAGTTCCAATCGTTTACACTCGCAATTAGCGACTTACACTCTTGCTTAGAGAGAAAATTCTCTTCTATAGCGAAGTAAGTATGACCAACCTTATTGATTTTCATAGGGCGGTAAGTCGTCAAATCTGTAATACTTTTTAGTTTCGCTGTGATAATGCCAACCTTGAAACCTGTGATGGTCTAGTGGCTTATCTGATTCTACATATCTATCTTGTTCTTCTACCATTTTTTAGGGAAATCCTCCAATATCTTGCTCGTAGGTTTGAAGCACTCTGTGTGTCCTCCAAACTTGTGAGACGGTTCAAGTTTATCATCTAAGAACTTAGCGTGTAGTTTTTGCTCCATATAGAATACTTCTTCTAATGTAGCCGTCCATGTACGTTGAATTCTTAGGTCATAACCCTGAAAGCCTCTTGCTCTCTTGATGACATGACGCCAGTCTTTACCAGCTGCAATGCCTACTTTAATGATTTCTCTTTCATATGTTTTCTTGTTTACTAATACTACTCCATACAAGACACCTTCTCGCTGAGCTTCAGCAGGATAGTTCTTGAAATAAGTTTCGTTATATTTACCTACAGAAGCCAATATATTAAACTCCTGCAATAACACGAACAACTCCGGACGCGAGTATTACTACTGCTGCTGCGTTCAGAATTATTAACGCTCTATCTTTCCACATAATACCTACTGCTAACCAGCCCATACAACCTATAGTTGAGAGAACTAAGTCTACAAAAGGGTACGCTTGTCCGCCACGAAGTATCATGGCAGTAAGTAAAATTAAAGATGACGCCCACTTTATCCACCAAGATAAGTCAAAATTCAGCCACGCTTTTTCCAAGCGTTTTTCAATCTGTTTCGCTTTCTTACTGCGTATTGCGTCTAGCTTCATCTAAGTTCTCCCACTCATCTAGTAGTTGTTCAAAGTATTCTGGGTCGTTCATTTCTTCTATCATTTCTCTAAAGAACTCAATATCTGGAATAGAATGACCAAAAGGTATCTTAGTTACATACACTCGGTATGCTTTCTCTAGTTGTGATTCTAAATATAATAACATTATACTCTCCTCACTACTTTGGGGATAATCTCCCCACTTCTAATAACTTCTACATTACAACCGATTTCTAGATTTAGTTCATCTATGAAAGCGATGTTGTGTAGTGTTGCTCGGGATATAGTTGCACCATTGATTTCAACAGGTTCTAGTAACCCAGTTGGAGCGATTACTCCGCTCTTACCAGTATTCCATTCAACATCTAACAACTTAGTGACAACTCCTTCCGCTCTTGTCTTGTATGCGTATGCTCCTCTAGGGTGGTGTGAAGTGTGTCCTAACTTATCAAATGCCCTGTATGAATCAACTCGGAATACAATACCATCGTTTGGGAACTCATTCCAGTCGCCCATTGATATAACATTGAACCAGTTGTCAAGAAGTTTCATATCTTCTAGCCATCGTTCGCCAATGTAAGGTTGTATGCCGTATGCTACAAAGGTCAAGTCACGCGACTTGAACTCGTCTACATCTTTTAGATTAAGAGCGCCAGCTGCATAATTCCTACTATTCTTAATAGTTTTAGGAGCTACGACTTCTCCTGTAATCTGACGAACGCCAGAGAACAAGGCATAGCCTGTCTGTCCTGTTTCTAATACTTTGGGAACTATGTGTTTGATTTTGTCTGAAATGTCTAGTCCTGCAATACCATCGCCACGTGTTAAGGCTTGGTGAAATATACCATCAATATATGTAATTGATACTGCTGCACCGTCTAACTTAGTAGTTGTAACTGCGGCGTCTTTACCCCAGTCAGGTGCTTTATCTTCGTCTGCAAAGACTTTTTGTAGTGAGAACATTTGGAAGGGGTGCTTAAAACGACTGTCTGTAGCTGAGCCCACTTCATCTGTATTTACATTCTCTACTAATCTATCATACACTTCATCAGGCACGATAGGATATCCATTGAAATATGCCTCGCGACACTTGCTTAAAAATGCTCTTATATCTTTATTCATTTGTATATTATACTAAGATTTTAAGGATTTGTCAAGAACTATTTTTCTGGTGTCCCAGGCAAGAGTCGAACTTGCAACCTACTGCTTAGAAGGCAGTTGCTCTATCCATTGAGCTACTAGGACGGAAGAAAAATTATCTACTTATCCTGTTTTCGTAATCGGCTGATTGTTCGTCCCACCAATGTGGTTTATCTCGGTATTTCCAGTCAGCAAAGACTGCTTTGTCTTTGTGGTAGAATTCTCGGTAGGCTTCGACTGGGTCGTCTCGTTTGCAATCATCAGGCATGGCTTGTGCAAATGGGGTAAGCCCGATGTCGGGGATTGATATTTCTGGTAGCCCCAATACCATGTCGACTGATTTATGCACCTTCCCATATCGATAGGTATATTCATCTCCCAATGCCAAGGCATAGCAGTAGAGCCAATCGTAGTTTGATTGTGAACTCCTAGCCCAGATGGTACAAGGGTGATTATACATAGTAGGGAGATAGGGAAAATCCCTCGGGTCATTCTTTTTCTGAATGGAGACTGATGCCCATTCTTCTGAGGTGAGTTTTCTGTTAGGTACGTATCCTGCATATTTGTGTGTCCAATGTACTGTGCAGAGCATTTGTCCTGCCTCTAGAGGCATCTTGACGATATGCTTATCGACATGATACTCCGCGCACTTATCTAAATCTTCGTCAAGTATAAAAATATTCATAAGACTATTATACTAAATATTTGAGGTTATGTCAAGTAGTTTTTAAGGTATGCTGCAAATTGTTTATGAGCTTCCGCGTTGCGGTGGTAGAATCCATTCATCTCTCCAAAGTTGTGTAATCCTTTAGGAATTGCTTTTTCTATGACTTCATGGAAAGTATCATAAAACATATTAGTATATATTGCACCCTTAGGTATATCAATATTATGTATGTCTTTTATACTTCTATCGAATATATCAAAGTGTTTTATGAATTTATACTCTATGTGTCGTTTCTCCATAAAGTCCATGATAGACCTTGCACCTAGTGTCCAAGCACAAGCGTACTGTATGTCAGTCATTTGATTTGCTTTGCCATCTAAGTCTTCGTATCTATAATCAAAGTTCCCCATCTCATCTAGCTTGTAGGTACGCGTGGGTCTTGCTACTCCTATAAATACTCTATCATAATCGTTAAGTAATCCTCTATGGTAGTCATGTACTAATCGTAAATGTAAGTAGTCATAACTCATAGCGGGCCAAGCATTTAATCTGGACTCGGGGAATACTAATAAAGGATAACTTTCAGGTAGTCTACGATGTGCAAAATCATATACAGACATCTTAGTTGCTCTGCCCATTTTTTGATTCCACATGACTATAGCTTGGTGTAAACCAAACTGATGAATTAAGTCTTTCTTTTCTTTGTATGTGTTACGCCCAAGAATTTGGTCGTGGTCAATTTCGAACCCTTGCATATGGCTATCACCATAAAAGTGAACTGCTCTATTGGTAGATTTCATCTAGCTTCTCTTTGAAATGTGTTTCTAGTATATCCTTTACTTCACTAATGGAGAGAATCTCCACTAATCCATCAAATAACA